AGGAACCGGAGGCAACCACGGCAGCGGCGGAGCGATGATCGGCGGGTTGATCTGGTTCTCGATCTGCGCGGTGACGTTCGCTTCGATGGCCGCTTGATCGACGCCATTCGCGAAGCACCAGCCGAGGACTTGATCCTGCGTGAGATTTTCGTAAGGCGTGAAGCTGCCACTCGGCGGAGCGAATGAGGTCGATCCATAGCAAGTGCCGCTGTATTGATCCTGCGAGCCGTTGCATCGCCAATCGGCGGTGATGACGACATCGGAGTAGGTGCCTTCGACTTTGCGGACGAGAAGGCGTTCGATGATCCAAGAGATGTTCATGGTGGTATGGATTAGGCGTTAGCGAGCGTGGTGACGGTGCCAGAGCTTCCACGGTACTTCAGCGCACCGGACTCGACGTAGAGTTGGCCACCAGTCACGTTGCCAGTGGGAGCAGTACCATCAGCAATCTGAATGGTCTTGGCAGCGGTCGTACCAGCAGTGGCAAGACCCACCAACAGATTCCCGCTCGCGTCGAGCGTCATTTTGAGCGAAGTCGCCTTCGTGTTCGACGCTTGCTGCCCGTTGTAGAAGAACGTCGCGCCGCTCGAGTCGGTGCAAATGTACGTCGTTCCGTGCGTTGCTGCCGTCCCAGTCCATCGACGAATATCCAATCCGGGAGCGGTGTTGTCGTTGTTCAACATCGCGCCGATCAACGAACCGCCAGTTCCAGTGAAACTGGGGTCAACGGCAGCAATCAGACCGGCGGCATTGAGCTTGTATGCAAAGTTTGAAGTACCCACGCCCAGCCCCGTGGAGTTCAGGGTCATGGCGGTGGAGCCGCCGACGGACCATGTGGCAGTACCATCAGAGCCTAAACGATAGCGTTCGGCTCCGGCGTTTGTGTAAAACGCCATGAAGTTGCTTGAATGATTGTAAGCAATATATCCGTTGAAACGTGCCGTTCCGCTTGTTCCGTTGGCGAAAGCAATGTTACCGAAACCAGTGGAACCGGATACGATTGAAAACGTATTGCCAGCACCAGCGGTTCCATCGTTTGCAATTACCAGCTTGGCTGGATCGTTGAACGCATAGGAGTTTGGAGTTGTAGTTCCGATTCCAACCACATTGTTCGTCGTGTCCACCTTCAACACGTTCGTGTCCACCGTCAGATCGCCGGTGATGGTGGCGCTGGCGAGGGTGGCGGTGCCGGATGCTCCGAGGATGTTATTAACGCTAATCCTCTTTGTGGTTCCAGATGCCGCCATCGAGTTATCGCTGACATCAACGATAGGGATAGCGTCGTTAATCGGGTCAGCGGCGGTTAATACCGTTAGTGCTGTAATCTTTACGTCTGCCATATCAGTTAACTGTTAGAATGAATTTGTCTGATGCTTCGGTTAAAAGGTTAATGGGCAGTGTACCGCCCTCAAGTGAGATAACATCGTAAGTTCCAAGAGATGCACACAAGTATGTTATTGGATCTCCGGGATTGAACTCCAAAACGATTGGCTCTTCGGTTTGATCTGTAACAAGGACTCGGCGCAAAACAGGCGGATCGATTGGGGTGACTGATCCGCCACCTCCATTCGATACCAGTCTTGTTCCAAGAGCCAGCGTCACAGGCTTAAGAGTTGATCACTCCGTTGAACGCGATCACCTGACCACCAGTAAGCTGGAAGCTCTGGATCGGTCCAGGAAGCGTGATGCCAGCAGGGATAGTCACTGATGGCCAAGTGCCAGTGATGTTGTTACCAGTGATCGAAGTAAAGGTGGTAGGGGCAACCGTGGTAATCGCCACAAATGGGCCAGTGGTCAGTGTCGTGGCCGTCACGAGAGCGAAGCCCGCGACTCCCATCGAATACTCAGTTGCGAGATTTGCATCAATACTCATATATCCCAGATCTTCCGAATTTGATTCTTTGTGAAAGTGCTTTCAAAGCGGGAACCCTGACGGTCTTCCATCCGGCTGAATCCCTGCTTCACCTTGTCCTTGAGTTCGGCTTCTCGGGCAAAGCCGGTGACCCCGAAGCGGGCCACCGGTTGCCTGTTCCACCGCTTCCCATCAAGGACAACAGAGTCAGTACCCATCGGAGCGATATGCTCGATGGACTGACCATTGTTCTCGAAGGTATAGATCGGCATGTTAGGACTCCATCTCGCTGTCGTACTCCTCAACCATCTTACGCATACCCTTTTCGTCCATAGGCTCCTTGGAAGCCATGGCCTTCTCGCTCTTGTTTTCGTACTCAGCGGGCATACCGTTCACGCTCCGAATCTCGACATAAGCTTCGCCGTTATCGAGCTTCTTGAGAACACCGCGAACATCGTCGAGAACCACTTCATCACCCACTTCAGGCATGGCCTGTTGGCCATCTTCCATGTCAGTGGAAAGAGCCTCGACCGGAATAGAAATCATGGGCGCATTGTTGTCAGCCTCTTCACATCCGCAAGCGGAATGAGAAGGGGCACCACCGATTGCTCGATGATGCCCCTTTGGGCTGACGGCAATCACCATGATGGTGGCCGTCTTGGGTCGCATATTACAGCGTGGAAGAGGTCTTAGTACGATGGACCAAGTACCAGGTCGGGTTACCAGTAGAACCCGTGTTACCAGCAGCCAGACGGAGCGTAGCGAAGTACAGCTTCACACCAACGGTGATGAGCTGGTTCAACGGATCGCTCTTGTCGGGGGTGTCAGTGATAACGATCTTCGGAGACAACGGATCATCACCGGTCAGAGCAGGGATACCGAACGACTCGTTACCAAAGAAGAACGAGGCGATGATGTCCTTGCTGACAGCGAGACCGCCACCAGCGGAGGTAGCTTGATAAACAAACTCATCGGCAGCGGTGCCGGAACCGGTGCTGACAAACGAGTTGGTCTGGGTGACCACGCGGCAACCGTAGATGGAACCAACCTCGCCCTTGTAGAACGGCGTACCCTTGTTGCCGTAGTTGGAGGCGTTCAACCAATCGGCATCGCGCATCAGGTCGCGAGCAACGCGAGGATCGGTCGCCAGGACGTAGCCACCGTTGATCATCGGAGCGCGATTGCGCTTCAGGCGGGTCATGGAATCGAGGACAGCTGAAGCGGTCATCGTGGTGTTGGCAGCAGTCGTGTCGCTGTTCAACGCAGAGAAGCTCTGGGTGGTCAGCGTAGCAGGGTTACCGTAAACCTTAACACCACCGGAGCTGGCCACAGTGTTCACGGCGTCCGAGTTATCGAACGTACCACCACCCTCGGCGGCGGAACCGATAGACGAGCCGCTGGCGGTGAGGTTGGAGCCAACCAGCACGTTACGAATCACGGAGTCAACCCAGAGGGCCATGTCCAGACCGGAGGTCTTGGTGGCCTGCTGGAGCGAGTTGAACAGGTCCGTGGCGCGGAGGATGTCGGTCAAACCGATCACCTGACCGTACTGGGCGAGCGACTTGCTGAGGCTGTTCAGGGCCAGAGCGCGGTAGTTCGCGGAGCTGATGGCCGTACCCTCGGAGCTGATGGTCTGGACACCCGAGACGCTCGGCGAACCGAAGCGGAACATCGTGATGGCCTTGTTACCATTGTTCCGGGGGATCGGAGCCTTCATGGCGAACTGATCCAGAATGGTCTCCTGCTGAACGATGGAGAGCAGCTCCTTGCTGAAGTAGTTCTGGAACTGGCTCGTGAGCGTAGTTGAAGTAGTTACGGGCATATTTTAGTTGTGGTTGTGCTATTAGCCTTCGTCCCGGTCGAACTCTCTCGTCGCTCGCATGAGCGCGTCCCTTTGCTCCTTCAGGGATAGCTTGGAGAAATCCTTCTCTTCAGCCTTGAGTTGTCCTGCCGGTACGCTTTTACCAATAGCGGTCTTCTGCTGGAGCTTACTGAGTTGTTCTTTCAGAGACTTGTTCTCGGCTTCCATCGACTGAGACCGTTCGGCTGCATTCTGGAGCTTCACAATTTCGACAGCGTGGACAAGTCCATCAGGAGTCGCAGTAAGCAGCGGGAAATTATTCAGAAGCTGAACAGTACGCTTGTACTCAGAGCTGTTCTGATCTTTCAGCCAAGCCTCCTTCTCGGACAACTTGCCGTAGTTTTCAGCCCATGACTTCTGGAACTGCTCCTGTTGAACCTTCTGCTGTCTTTCACCAGCCGCTTTGCGGACATTATCAGCCTTGGCTCGCGCTGCCTTGGCCAACTGAGAATCGCCATCAGCCTCAAACTCCTTGGCCGCAGCCTCGTAGTCATCAGCCGTATAGCCCTTCTCGTCCCGATGAGAATTGGTTTCGGTGGCCTTGGATTGCTCCCGGCTCCTGCTCCATTCCTCACGCTCACGCCTCACCGCTTCGCGCTCAGCCTTGAGGGCCTCCTTCTCAGCGTTGATTTGTTCCCAGGACTTCGCCTTTCGGTTCTGTTCCTGAGCGAATTTGCTCTTCTCCTTATCAACCTTCGGCTCGGTCTTTGTCGCCTTCGGTTCCGTCTCTGACTTCGTGCTTACTTCCTTCTCGCCACCATCGAACTCTTTGCTGGCGGTCACCTCATTAGAGGATTCCTGCTCAACCGGAGCTGACTCGTTTGATGTTGGAGTCTGCTCCCTTGGCTGGCTGTCGATATCGACACCGGCATCGTGATCTCTGGCCAACGCGAGTAGGCCATCTGCACTCATTGATTCGTCTGACATATTGTGCTTTTACTCGTTTGCTGGTCCGCACAGACCGGCAACCGCAACTTTGATCCTATGTGTTCGTGGCAGAATCCGGATCATCATCCTGCCCCGTAATTGATTCCTGATCGGCCATCACTTCGATGACCTTCACAAGACTGGCCTGACCCATTGCAAAGCCTGACGAATATTGCAAATGGTTTCTATCAGTTATCGCAGAAGCATTCTGCATAAGCACAGTGTTTAACAGTGCGTCCCTGAATCGTTTGCCAGTATCGCTATTGAAGAAATTATTGAGCGTGATCGCGTCCTCTTTGCGCCAAGGAAGCGGATCTACCCATCGTTGATGCCGCGCAAATGTCCACGCGGTACGGACTCGTGCGAAGAAGCTGATCATTTACTTGCTGGCTTTCTTTCGACCGGCAGCTTGGCGGCGCATGAACTCTGCGGCCCCCAGCTTCTTGCGACCGATATAGGCAGCAAGTGCGCGAGGATCATCGGCCCCCTCCTTACGGAGTTCGTTGGCCAGTTTACTGAACTTGGATTTCTTCTTCATGTTTGTAATTGGTTACCACGCCTTGCAGGACCACGTTCTTGGCTTGGTTGGATCTTTTGCCGTATCGCAATTATGCCTCGCTCGGAAGCTCTTGCGCCGTTCCGGGTCTGATTTCTTGATGCTCATGTCGGGATCACCGAATCGCACCTTGATGACCGTTCCCTTCGGGTTCTTCACATAAACCGCACTCTTCTTCTTCTCACCCGGAGTGTAGAAGGGCTTGTTCAGAGTGACTTTCTTGCCTTGGTATTCAGCCATATCAAGCCTGTCCTCCCGAGAACAATGGCGAAGCCTGAATATCCTTCAAGCTTTCCGGTTTCTTGGGCTTCTGAATCCGAATCTTCGGAGCAACACCCTCTTCGAGTGCCTCCATGATGATCGGTCGCGGTTCATCCAGCGATTTCGGTGTGGTTTGCACCACCACGGTGGTCACGATTGGGTTGTTCATGGCTTTGAATTCACCGCACCAGTCTTCATCCTTCATAGTAGGCCAGCAACTGGGTCTACTGCTAGGCGGATACCTCCGACAGGTCTTATCCGCACTGAAAAACTGGCAGTCTTTGCAAAAATTCATCACATCTGAGGCTGCTGAGCCATCGCCTGAGCTTGTTGCTGCTGCTGACTAGGAAGGAGACCGCTACTCGTAAGGAATGTTTGGATCTCCTTCCGCAATTTCCGCGCTTCATTGGTCGCCACCTGCTCGTAAGCCTGCAAGAGGCTGTCCAAACGCATCATAAACGCGTTCTGTGACGCCGGACTGAACTGCTGACCCTGCTGGATCGCCCCATTCAGGTACTGCATCAGCACCCCAATGCGCCCAGCGTAGTTCTGCCCCGGCTTCGCGGGCACCGGAATACCCACCAACAGCGTCGGGATCGTCTTGGTCTCGTCCTCCAGCTCGTCCTGGACCTTCTGCCCCGGATCCCGCATCAATTTCTTGATCAAACTCGGGTCATCCAGCTCCATGATGCTCTTGTCCAACGCCACCTGATCCACCCAGGGCGAGTTCATAAACAACTGCTTACGGCTGATGGCCTGCTGAACCATCATCT